CTTGATAACTTACCTGATACGTTGCGATGTCCTTATTTGCGCCCGTAATGGTAAAGGATTGCAGCCATGCCAAACCCGATACTATCACTAATCCCCCTGCCGTGCCATTGTCAATAACAAACTTAAGTGATACCAACTCCCGATTCAGTTGGCTATTGAGCATAAACAAGTACGAATAATCATCCAACACAACAAGTCCATCCGCTTGTATTGACCAAGAAGCCACATCCGGCCTTGATTGCCTGAACCAAGCACTACTGATATTAGTAGTTTCCATTGCATCCACCTCCACCGAAAAAGTGCAAGTCCTTGCACACGCAATGAGATTGTCAGTCATTGCTATCGAATTGTACCTGTATAGGTTGAGTTTCTGTCCGGTTACTGGTGTCATACGCAATCTATTCCCATTGTTAAATTTGATCCGCTAATAGTTATCGGAGTGTATATCCTTGCACATACAGATGCTCCTGGCAGCAAAGTTACGGGACCAAACGGAATTCCATCACACCGGATGTACGAACCTATCCAATTATTGCCCGTTAAGTTTGTGTATTGCTTACAGGTTGCCGTTGGTGTTGCAGTTGGTGTATCTACTTCCGTGTAAGTCAGCACCGTATTTGATACCTGCATGGCAGTACCTGACAAAGTATTGTTAATGTAATCAATGGTGCAAGTACTCATTACAAACCTTGCAGAATTGACATTGACCAAACTTGACGGATCCTCTACCCCGAAATTATGCAGCAACCCTATGATGTAATTCCCTGCCTGATTGAACACATTGTAAGAATTAAAAGCCATGTTCACTTGTGGCAAAGAAAGTATGTTAAATATCTGCGAATAAAGAAGGTTACCTAATGTCGTATAGGTTGCAGTACCTCCAAACCGTTGGAAGTTTTCCAATGGCGCACCACCTAAATTAGCATTGACAATTGATTGAACTTGTGTAGTGCTATTTTTCGGAAATGGTAACCCTATTTTGGTACTCATTTCCTTTTTGTACTGATTGGATGAAGTATTGTTATTTACTATCCTTTTTTCAGTCAGAGATGGTCTTGCAGTTTTTTTGATGTTGGCTATAAATGCTTCATTGATACCACCATTTGAAACCCTGAATTTAATGGTAAAAAAGCCATTAGCCGGACATGGAAGCGTTGTAATGGTCTTGGTTTCCATGCTTGTACTGTTGATGTCATCCTCATAGAAACCTGCCGTTGTACTCCATTCAGTACCCGTTGTTGTCTTTTTGAAATAGTAAACTGTAGAACCTGTATCAAATTTAATCTCAACTAGCATCTTGCCTGTTACGACTGCTTTAATCTGATACCCTACTTCCAAAATATCACCTGACCCAACATCCCCACATGAATTCGCCTGCAGGTCAGTATTACCCGTTCCTGCTATTAATGTAGCACCGGATATTCCGCTATTGCTATTCATTATGAAACTACCACCGGACCCGATTGTACGGGTAAAGAAGTCAGGCACCCCACTTGTAATGATTGACATATTGCCATTCATTACGGTATTGCCCGAAAACTCAATATCTCCCGTTAATATAATGGATTGAAACCCCTTTGAGATTGTCTTGTTTTGATCATTGTTAATGAAGTAGAATGGTGTAACGGTATCATTCTGCCACGGCTTGTATGTCCGGTTAATGTTTACCGATAACAAGGTATCGGATGCAATAGAACTATCTGTACGGAATACCCTCAATGTATCACCTGCCCTTTCATTAACGGATGCCATCCACCACTCACCGCCCGATTGGAATATTTGCGCTCCGTATGCCGTTGCAACGGTTTCAAGCACCTCATAGCAACTCTTAAATGAATAGTCATTATTCATCCATACGTTTGGCAGGATGTAGCTATTCCTTATGTGCGAATCGGTTGTAGTTTGGAATTGTGCGTAATAATTCACACATGAATTGATGTAGTACGCTTCAGGGAACTGAATAGAATCGAAGCAATTTTTCAGCACTCGCAGTATTGATTCTCCCTCGTTAATGTTTGCGCTTGTAAATGGGTAGGGAGTGCTTTTAAGTATAGCCAATCCATCAACACAAATTATGTCTATAAAGTTTCTACCCGTTGTGAATGGTACCTGCAAAGTGTCCATAAAGATAAACCCCTGCCACACAAAATAGGTCGTTCCCTGTGCGAATAACTTAACGTAGTACTTTTTATCATCCGTTGTGAGAAAGTCCGGTAATGGGCCTGTAAAGTCGGTAAAATCGGCTCTAATGGTTAAAGTAGTGGCAAGTATCGGTGAGAATGGATCATCACCAGTTGCCATGCAGTCAAGTACAAAAGGCGAAGGCCCGGTACCTACTGAATGTGTTGTACCGCTATATCCTTTCTCCCATATTTCAGCCGTGTAGGTTAGTTCGGATTTGCTGATTGCTTGTAGGGTATATTTTTTGCCGTAACTCATGTTAAGTTGTTAATGCTCTGAAGGTGCCTGTTCTTTTTTGGCTTATAAAGATGTCGTTTCCTGATATTCTACCTTCAACTATCACTCTATTACTACCTCCACCCATCTGCGATGCGGATGCGATTATTGAGCGCATTTGGTCTGGTCGTACAATGTGTTCTGTGCCGTGTAGCATTACGGGATAACCGGAACGGGGACCTGTAACGGTACCGCCTTCGGAGAAGCCGAGCATCTTCTTGAATATTCCCAAGAATCCACCCTTACCTGCTTCACCTTTTGCTAATGCTGCACCTGTTGTACCACCCGGTAACAATGATAATATAGTTTGAAATATCAATGCTTTTGCAGCCGCAAGTGCGATGTCTGCTGCTAATCTTTTAAACATATCACCGAGCGCAACACCTACATTTTGCCCAGTAATCATAGCGTTTACCATACCGGTAATACTATTCATAGCAGTATTCGTTAAATTATTTGCAGTTTCTAAAGTTTTATTCCTGTCTGCCTCAATAGTTGCCAATCTTTGTTTAGCTTCTATTACCGCCATTGTACTTAATAATTCAGGAGGCTTTTGTGCTTGTTGTGGTTTTTCAGTTGGGGCAGTCAAACTCAATGCATCTAACCTCATTGATTCTTCAAGCATTTTTCCTCGCATACTTGAAAGTGCTTTTTGATAAGCGTCAAGTTGATTGACTGCTTCTTTAACATTTTCAGTTTTAAATTGAGGTGGGTTTCTTACAAGATCATATATCTGCTTTAACTGCTTTTCAGTATCTATTGCTTCTAATGCCAATTCCCTCATTTCCCTTTTCGCTTCTTTTACTACACCTTGTTGCCTCATTTCAGGTGTAATTCTAATAGATGGCATACCGGGGCCAGGAGATATTGTTTCAATTCCACCCTCACCTGCTTTTTTATAATCTTCTTTAAGTTTGGTAAGTAATTCAGTTTGCTTAATTTGATTTTCAAGCAATTTTTGTTCTAATGGCATAGCAACAGACCTTGCTGCTGCATTTTTGGCTTCTATTTTTAATGCTTCAGCTAATTTTAAATGCGCATCTGCTGCTTTTCCTACAAGTATATCTTCATTACTATAATTCTTTAAATATTCACCATAATTATCACGCAATGCTTTTACGGCTCTTAATCTTTCAGCCATAGTATTATTCACATTTGTAGCAGATGCGAATAATGAATTTAATTCTGTTTTTTCTTTTGCAAGTGTTTCTGTATATGCACGATTAATTTTATCAGTATTTGATAATGTACCAAATAAACCTTCTAAACCCCGTGTCCATGCCCCTGTCCCATTTTGCGCAAACTGCAATCCGGCTACAAGTGCCGAAATACCTAATCCTAATGCACCAGCAGCAGGGAGGATATTCGTTAAGTTGTTTGCAATAGCATTAAAACCATAGGGCAAATCCTGTATAACCCTACTAACACCTGTAAAGTCAGTACCTAACTTCTTTACCCCCTTCCCTGTATTGCCTGCTGATTTCTCTACCCCATCAAGTGATAGGATAGTTTCCTTAATCGCTGCAATGGCTTTCTTATTGTCAGCACTAATTAATATTTCGAGTTTTTCCAGTGCCATTGCTTTATTTTAATGCTTCTGATAATTTCTTCATATTTTCGATGAACTGCTCCTGCGTTAATCTCTCCCCTCTATCCGGCTGCTCATCTGTTGACAAAGGTAAGAAATCTGTTATGCTTTTGCGCCCCTTCGTGTCCGTGTTCGTGCAGTACATCACATACGCTATCAACCTTGCCCTCTGCCATTCAGCCAACTGCTTCGCTTCATACGCTTTCCTGTAAAGCAAAAAATCTCGCCACCGAATAGCCCAAAACTGCTCAATAGTTAGGCCCGATTCAATGGCGAGAATTATAACCTCATCCCAGGTCTTATCCCGGTGGTTTAACTTTTTTTTTCTTCGTCAGGTACGTTTTTATCAGCAGGTATATCAGGTACCATTGCTTTCATTGTGTACTGGATGAATTCAAGTACCTGCGAACCTGTGAACTGCAATCCACCACCTTCATCAATCAACTGCGATGCTTCCCTTTCGGTTATCACCTTACCGGCTCCCTCACTTGCCGCCTGCACCATTGTAATAACGTGCTTAAAGGTTAAGGATTGCCCATCGTACATCTCCAACATCTTACCTATAGGCAAGTTGCCATTCATCTCACAGAATCGGTGCATCGCCCAGTTATTCCAAAGTAAACTAACGCTGCCCGTTGAAGTTTTTAACTCAAATGCTACGGGCATAAATTAGTAGGTCTTTGTTTGGGTAAGTGGAGCGTTCTGTACTTGGAACTCCGCATCAAACTTCAGCAAGTCCTTATCTGTTGCATCCAATGAAAGCGAAGTAACAAATATATTACCGCTATACACGATGTCGCCACTAACGGTGGAAGCAGGGCCAAAACGGGCAGGGATAGAATCCCGATTAACGAGCATTGAATACAAACGGTCATAGCTTTCACGGCTACCACTACCTGTTTGGTCAATGGCATTTCCACTACAACTGATTGTCTGACTTACGGAATTACCGGGAAGTTGCTCATCTCCACATTTACTATCGGCATCAATGGCATCTCTTGTGATTTCCATTGAGTTTGAAGTAAGGCAGGCAACGGTCTGAAAACTACCGTTTCTGTCGAAATCCAGTTGAAGGATTATGTCCCTCGCATTTACAAAAGTGTAACTCATATTTATTGTGTTTGACTGATTATAAATTCATACCGCAAAATTACACGAAAAGTGTTATCAAATGGATCCAAGTCCTCCAAGTTAGTTACCGATGCCAAAACCACATTTTTACAATCCCATCCCACAGGTAACACAACCACCGTATCACTATTTATCGCACCCATCACCGCATCCGCTATTTGCTCCGCTCTCTTGAACCCAAAGTTACTACTTTTCGTTGTTATATCTATGTTGACTGAAACCATGTTAATGTAACCTTCTTTCCCTTGCTCCTGCCCGGATGTTCTACCTGTAATGGTAATGTATTCAGCCGGCTCATTTGCAGGCACCATAGCATCGTACACATCAACATAGGTATAGGCAGCCAGTTGAGTTACTAACCATTGCTTTATCGGTATGGCAGGGTTTTTCATTATCATTTGAAGTACCGTTTAAGACGTTTGATAAGTTTTGGTTTTTCCTGCTCGTATGCCGGGATAAGAAAAGGTTGTGCTGGTACTCCTTTAGTCAATATTTTTCGGATAATTACAAATGCAAACTTTTTATCTATTCCTTTCCTACTCATCCACAACTCAATGGCTTTATAAAATTCTTTCATTGTGCTACCCTTTTTCCCTTTGAATTGTGCCGCAAATGCTTCATATCCTTTAGGAATACGGGCATTACCTTTAGTTCCGAACTCTACATAAGGTGCATAGTTTACCGTGCTAAATACTGACTTGAATAAATCCTTTGTTATATCAGCATTAATACTTCCCCTTAATTTACCAAAGTTTCCGGGTGCGTTTCTTATTGCAGTACTTCTTATAGTTTGGGCAGATGCTGACAACTCCTTCGACAATACCTCCACTGACCGCTTATCCATTTGCTCAATGGCTTTCTGTATCTGCTTCACCCCCGATATGTCAAGTGCAAACCCCTGCGCCATTACTTAAATATTTGTATTTCAAGATACTCCTTCTTATTCTCAATATCAGTAATAGAATGGATGCTATATTGCTCACCGCCTATCTCTAATCTGTAGGTCTGATCGATTGTAAGGGGGTAGCGCACGAATACAGTAGCGGATGCCGTGTAACTTACCTGCGCTGCGATTAAAGAACGGCTATCTCCTACCGGAATAAACATACCCCAAATGGTGGCAGTATTCTGATAGGTAACCGTATAACCCCCCTCACCATCGCTCACCTGTGTAGGTGCAAGTACACCAATCGGCTCATGCAGTAGTTCTGCTGACAGATAATTCGGTCTTGTACCTTTTAACCTCATATTATTGGCGATTGACGAGTGAACTGCTGACACGCTCTCCATGCTTTCTCACAGATGCCCATACCTTCTGCACCTGCCCCCCTATTTTCGTACATATGATTCACCTGGTCAAGAATGGCAAACTTCAATGCAGCAGGGACATGGGTATAACCTACCGTATATTCGGCTCTCATGTTTTCTATCTGTGGAAAAGTAATACGGGGATAATTACCGCCTATGATTCGTTTGTCAGTTAGGATTGTACCGGTATAATCATCGTACAAGGTAATATCGGAAGTGATAGGTCCATAAGGCAGTTGATAGGCACCGCCTTTGTTGCTGAACCATACTTTCACCTGCTTTGTTATTACGCTGATACCTGCAGCATCTTCGATAATCTTCCGGGCAGAACTAATCAGTTGCGAAACCTGTGCATCTTCGCTTGTATGGCTTACCCTAATGTATAGTTTCGCTTCTGCAAGCGTTACCGGCTCTGCATAGCTTACCTCCGTTACCTGTGAATCTATCGTATAAGAGTAGTTACCCATTGTTCAAAGTTTATTAATTTATCATGCGGCCTTAACTGCTCTGCCCTGTCAAATGCCGCCTTGCTGCAAAGTTCGTAATTATTCACCACATTTTTGATAGCGTTCACCCATTGGTGAGGGCGGTCAGGGCTGCAATAGATACCGGCATCCCCACAATTCTCACGCAGCGCAGGCAAATCACTTACAATGCAAGGGATCCCCGATGCCATTGCTTCCGTTGCCGTTCTTCCCCAACTCTCATACTGCGATGGCATCAAAAGTATCTTTGTGCGCTTGTATGCGTTCCTAATGTCGGGCTGATTCGGCCAAATGGTTACATTTTGTAACCCTTTGTAAATCTGTTCACCATAGCCACCCTGCACGGCAAGGAACTTGTATTCCGGCATCATTTGTGCCACCTGGTAGAATAGTTCGGCCCCCTTATTTCGATTGAGATTAATTAGTGTTATTTCCTCCCCACGTTCAACCCTATAATGGTCAATATTCACCGGTGGTTGAAGTATGAATGAGTTGTTGGGATATTTGCCGTGTTCACTTCCCCAATGGGAATTATACACAACGTTTATATGCTGATTCCGTCTGACGGAAATATAGTTAAAGGTATTGTGAGCAAACCAAACGGCCGGCTTCTTTGTCTTTTTGCAGTCCTCTGCCACATCTGCTGCAAAATCTAATTGTGTGAAAATTACATCTGCCCAATCATGGTGAAAGTACCAATCATGTGAGCGATTAAAAACGGGTATTCCTTCGTACTCGTAGTACTCATTGTTCATTGCGGAGGTCATAACTTTGACGAGATGGCCACGCTCCATTAACCACTTGTTGATTTCGTGTGCGTTCCATTCCGAGCCGGACTTTGCCTTCGGGAGATATTGTTGAACGTGCCACAAGACACGCATTTTTCGAGGGTTTTCGTTCACGCTTTTTCATGCTAATAATAAGGGGGATGGAATCCCACCCCCCTCATTGATTTTAGATAGTAGCGTAGATAGCGGAGTTAGGAAGCATCAAGTTAATGGCTTCGTAACACTCAATCC